AACATCGACTCGGCCAGGTACTTCTGGTCGGGTTTGTTATCGGGGATGTGAATCGCCGCATCGGTGAAGTTTTTCAGGTGCAAATGGCGGTGCAGGATCATGATCTCGCGCCGCGTCAGGTTGCCGTGCCGAATGCCGTTCGCGGCCTTCAGCTTGCCGTCGAAGACGAGCCCTTCGAAGGTTGAGAAAGCATTGCTGTCGCAATTGAACATGACGCCGCCGGCCGGGCCGTCCCAGACGAGCGTCGTGTCACGGCCGTGGCCGATGACCGCCGAGCCTTCCTTGTAGAGCATGTTCAGGGTGCCGGTGATCCGGTAGGTGCCCTTCGGCAGGTAGACGGTGGCGCCCTTGTTCCCGGAGAACGTCGTCAGCTGGACGAGCGCGGCATTGATCCCGGCGGTGTCGTCGGCAACGCCGTCGCCCTTGGCGCCGTAGTTCCGGACGTTGATCCAGTCGGCCGGAACAGCGCTCCAGGGCAGAACCGGGATCTCGGTTGAGCCGGGGGGCGGTTCCGGCTCAGGCTCAGGCTCAGGCTCAGGTTCCGGCTCGCCGCCGTCGCCGGGCGGCCCAGGAGGCCCAGGAGGGCCGGCCGGGCCGGGCGGGCCCTGGGGCCCAGGCACGACGTTCAAGGCCGTCCACGCCTTCAGGGCGTCGAGGAAAGCGGCATCCTGCGCGGGGGTCGAGGGCATCATCAGCATCCTATGCAAATATCAGGCGGAGGGGGTGGGATGCGAACTCCCCCGGCACAGCACTTCCGGTCCTGCCGAGGATGCCGCGGGGCGGGAGCGCGCCTGCGAACCACGAGACGATGAGGATAATGACGAGAAGCGCGACGATAGCTTGGCAGATTTTCAGGACGCTCGGATCGACGACAATACCCATCCAGCGCAGGAACCACCAGATCAGCGCTGCGCATAGGCAGATGATGGCGATGTTCAGAAGCAGATAGAGCAGGCTGATCAAGAGGGGCATGTCGTTCTCCTGCTAATCCCGGCGATCTCTCTTCCGGGTTGCCTCGGCTTCGGTGGCGCGGCGACGCCTGTGGTCGGCCCGCGCCAGGGCGAAGAGCTCCGGCACGGTGTAGACCCGCGGCGTCGGCGCTGGCGGGGTGGGCTGAGGCGCGGGCGGGAACGGCGACGGCGACGGGGCCGGCGAGGGCGGTCGCGGGATGGTCGATAGCTTGAAGACGACGGCGCCTGCCATGATGGGGCTCCTTCAGCCAGTGAACCAGGTGATGCCGACGGCGATGGTGATCGTTGCGACGGCGATGATCAGGATCATAGCCAGTTCGTGACCGTCCGTACCCAGGCTCAGGTGCCCGTCGAGTTGTGCGTGAGGATGCCGCTCGTCATCGGCACGACCTGGCCGGCGGTGATGCTCGTCGAAGACAGGATGATGTCTGCCCCGGACGTGCCGCAGGTCAGGCCCGAGACGATGATATTGCCCGACGAGTCCTTGATCCGGGCCGCGGCGGCCGTGCCGCTGTTGTCGGCGGACGAGTCCTGCGTGATGGCCGAGAGTGTCAGCACATCGCCCGAGACCGAGCCGCAGGGATCGGAAAGGGTCAGGATGGCGAGCACGCTCGCCATGGCCGCCGTGCCGATCTCGATCGTGCCGGCGCCGGAACCGGCGTCGATGGCGTCCTTGACAGCCGTCATCCTCGCCGTGCGAAGCGCGGCAGCGTAAATCACACCCATGTTGAGATCCTTTCTTAGGTCGTCAGCGCCTGCAGATCGGCGTCGGACTTGGCGATATTATAGAAGCGGATGCGGCGGATGTGGCCGTTGAGATAATTCGGGGTGGCGTCCGCTCCGATCCGAAGCTGCGTCGGCGTTGGCATGGTTGCCGACGTATCGGTGCCGACCGTGCCGCCGTCGAGACAACCGGCGATATCGTTTAAGGCGAACGAGATCCCGAGCTTGTAGACCGTGTTCGCCGCAATGGTCCCGACATCGATATCGGCCTGGGCCACGCTGCCGTCAGTCACCGCCACCTTCGGATCGGTGCCGCTGCCGTAGAGCCAGATCCGCTCGGACGTTGCGGCATTGTCTGCCGAGATGATCCCCCGCGTGCCGCTCGCGGAAAACAGATCGAACTCGGCGACGAACGTTCCGGCGCTGGCGTTGTACCAATTCGAGAAGTTGCTCCCGGTCATGGTCGCGATATCGGCGGCGCGGGTGATTGCACTAGCCGCTGTCGGGATCACGCTTGTCGCAAATGCACCATTCTCGTTCTGAACAAGGTCGACGGCGATGGCATCGCCGTTTGTGACGATCTGAAAGCCGACGCTTGGATTGGCCAGCGTCGCGGTCGGGATTTCGACCCGCGTCCAGCTCCCCGTGACGGTGACGGCTGTCCACGTCGAGCCGCCATTCATCGTCATGTTGATGACGCCGGAGCCCGTCAAGCGCTTGACATAGGCGCTCTGATATCGCGCCGAAGACGCGAGCGTGATGGCCTGCAAGCAGGTAGCGTTGGCAGCCGTTGCCGTTATCGATGAGGCGCTGTTTGATCCGCCGTCGATGCCCGTCTGGGTCTTTGCCGCCGTGCAGTTTGTCTTGGTCCAGGCTGCCGCCGTAAGATCGCGGTTCTGCAGGACGACATTCGTCCGCGCCTCCTCGATCAGCAACCCGCGCGCGGCGAGAGTGACCGGATCGTAATCGAGGCGCGGGGCATGGACAGCTGCGGTTGTGGTCGGGATGTAGGTGCTTGGCGTCGTCGCCGTGGTGATCTGCTCGATCTGGGCGCCCCAAAGGTAGATGTCGCCGGGACTTGTGCAGTTCGTGCTGTTATCGACCTCGGTGACTTGAATGGAAGCGCCAGTCGCGGTGTTCGGCATCACGGCCCAGCAACGATACCAGCCGCTGCCGATATTATCGATTCCGCTTGCAAGCCAGTGGGTGGCATTACGTGTCCCGACGACGCCGGTCGAGAGATCGAACCAGCAATTGGCGCCGGAATTCGCGTTATGATTGAACTTGGCGAAATTCTTGCTGCCTGCCTTGGCATAGACGCTCATGATGGCCCGATAGACAGGCAAGGTGAAGTTCTGGAACACGGTGCCGCCAGCCACGGTGCCCGCGGTAACGTGGTTGATCCGATCCGCCGTCAGGGCGCCGGTCGGATCATTGACGTTATTGGCCGTGACCGTGGCGCCGTTGCCCTTCGTCCAGCTTCCGCTCGAAAAATCTTCAGATTGCAGCCAACCGTTATGCGCCGCGTACACCAGCACCCCGGCGCTGTCGAAGGACAGCCCGACGCCCGCCCGCGAGAAGGTGATGCGTGAGTCGAACGTCATCCGTCACATCCTGGTGAAATCGAGGTCAAGCACTTGCGTCAGGTCGATGGTGGCCGCGAGCACGTCCGGCCGGTCGGTCGCCGCCAGGGCCGAAGTCCATCCACCCGCGCCCGCAAAGGTATCCGGCCGGTCCGTTGCGGCGAGCGCCGCGGCGCCGGCCGTGCTCACGCCCGCGAAGGTGTCGGGCCGGTCGGTGGCCGTCAGAGTTCCAGCCCATCTCGCCTCGCCCGCAAAAGTGTCCGGGCGATCGGTCGCCGCCAGGGTCGCGGTAAAGCCCCCCTCGCCTGCGAGCACGTCCGGACGATCCGTGGCCGTCAGGGTTGAGGTCCATCCCCCCACGCCCGCAAACCCATCCGGCCGGTCCGTTGCGGCGAGGTCGGACAAGAACTGCGCCCCGGTGAAGGTGTCGGGCCGGTCCGTCGCGGCAAGGACCAGAACACGCTGGTCGCCCGCAAAGGTGTCCGCGCCCTCCGCAGCAAAGAGGTTGGCGACGAACTGCGAGAAGGAGGCCTCGTCGGGGCCTTCCGTCGCCGCAAGGTACGACGCGATCGGCGAATAGGGCAGCGACGGCTCGCCGGCCTCGGCGGTGAATTCCATGTCCTCGTCGGTGAGGAGATTGATGACACGGATCGAAACCCGCATGTCCTCCGCGAACGACAGTTCGGCGATTTTGACCGTGTACTGCGTATCGCCGACCGTGATCTCGATGATGTCGGCCGGCTCCAGATCGAGGTGCTTCGTCAGGAGCGAGCCCTTGTGGTCGACGTTCTGCATCGCCTCGCGGTAGAGCGCCCGCCCGGCTGAAGTGAGCGCCAGGTTCGCCGTCGTGATGACCGGGATCGAGAACGAATCCTTGCGATCGCTGTTGGTCGTGCGGACCGGGAAGAGCACCCGCCGCGCCTTTTGCAAGTTCCACCGGAATTGTTGCGTCACGTCGATGTATTTCAGCTCGATCTCGGACGGCGCATCGTCCTTGCGCCGGATTGTCGTCAGCGCGCGATCGCTCTCGGTCAGCATGTCCTCGCGCGGGATGATCTTGTCGACCGTGTAGGTCGCCGCGACGACGCGCTTGACGATCCGGATCTTGTCCGACTCGACGAAATCGAAACCATAAGCACGGCCCAACACCGCGAGAAAATCGCGAAAGACGGTGTCCTCGGTGATCAGGCCGCCGTGGATCTTGTCGTCGATCGAAATGAATTCGAGATCGGTGGCCGGATCGAGAGCGACATATTTGGCGATCTGCTCGATGAAAACTTGCAAGGGCAGATCGCCGCCGGTGACGCCGGTGTTGCCGTCCCCGTTCCAGGCCGTGGCCCCATCGGGAATGGCGCCGATGAAGGGGCTGGCGCCGAAATTGACGGTTTGTTTGTCTGCCGTCGATCCGAGCGCCGCGTAAGCCGGAACGGAGACGGTGCCCATCACGTAGAGCGGATCGCCGAGGTTGATGATCGGCGGCGCGCCGATGTGAGAGGGGCCGGTGTAATAGACCGGCGCCGACCAGGCGCCGCCCCGCGAGACGATGCGGGCCCTGGCGTAGCCCGCGTTCATATTGACGTGAAAGCCGATCGTCTCCCCTTCGACCCAGGGCGAGCCGGGCACGGAAGCGTAATTGCTGGGGGTGCCGATATCCGCCCGGGTCAGCGGACCAGCCATCGGCATGGCGGCGCCGACGCCGGTTGCGTCGTTGCCGGCGCCGACGGTGAGCCGGGCATCACCGAGGGCAACGCCGACCCCGACCGTCGTCCAGTCGTAGAAAATCATGCGCGGGCGCCAGGCGTCGTCGTAGTTATCGAGCTTGATCTCCAGATAGTACTGGCCGCGGCGATGATAGGTCCGCGAGCGGACGCTGGACGCGAACGCTTCAGCGCCCGTGAAGCTGGTGATGGTCGGCTTCTTTAAGGTGAACGCCGTTTCCAGAACAACATTGGCGTCCTTGTCGGCCGGGTTCCATGAGTCGGAACGCGGCGCCTCGCCCTCGTCCCAGGCTATCTCTGCCGAGATGCCGGGGAGCTTGAAGCCGAATTTTTGGAGGGGAAAATTCCGGAAGACCCCGTACATTTGGTTGCGATACGCGGGCGTGTTAGCAGCGCCCTTGTCGGCCACCATGGTCGGGTCTTGCCCTTGCGACTCCGTACCGGGATAGAACGTCCACGACCATGAACCGGGCAGGATTTTGCCCCGGCCGATCGTCCAGATGAGCGTCCCGTTGGCGTAGAGCGCGGTGCAACGCGTGCCGCTTTTGTTAACGTCAGCGTTGTAGCCCCAGCTCACGGCGAAATCGGCCGTCGCCGTGACGCCGATCAGGACCGGCGCTTTCAGCCAAATGAGCTGTGGCGAGATCCGGCGCAGACCGAGCGAGATTGGGATGACCTTGCCCCAGGTGACCCACGACTGCGCTTCCGGCGGCGGCTTCGCCGGTTCGACGAGCACCGGCGCCGCTGCACCCGGTCCCTGCGTCGTGATAAATTGCTGACCGCTGGCGCTGTTGAGATACCCGCGCCCTGCAACAGGCGACAGACCGGCGGGCGCGCCGTAGATGTTCGGCAGGATGCCGAGGCTGATGAGGTGCAGAACATTGACATCCTCACCGTGATGGCCCGTGTCCCAAGGATGATAGACGTTGGCCACTAGGTAGCGCCCCAATCACTATAGGTGATGTCGCCGGCGTCCTGACCGGGCACATAAGGCTCGCCGCGATAGTTGATGATGTTGTTCCAGCGTCCGCAGCCCTTGGCGCCGCGCGTGAAATCACAGCCCGGGATCAAGTTGACACTATCACCGGCGGAGATCTTGCCGACTGCCGGGATGTAGGTTTTCACGACGTTCGACGAGGTGATCCAATCGCGGATTTCCCAGGCGTCGCCGACACCCTGGCCGCTCGTCGGAATGATCAGCCCGAGGTTCCAGTAATCGTCCGCAGCCGACGCGGCGGTGCCGGAGATGACGATGTTGTAACCTGAAATCGAGGTCACCGTCCCGGCTTGCGTCAGCGGCGCCAGCGGCACCTTGCAGCGCTCGTCCCCGAACCAGGTTCGGCACATGGGCGAATAGTGCTCGATCAGAAGCCGGCGCGTGCGCGATAAAAGACCCTCGACGCCGATGCTGGCGAGACCCGTGTCCGAGAACTCGATGCCGGCGAAGTTGCCCTTGAAGAGCTTGATCTTGCCGTTCGCCGGAATGAGGTGCGAACAGGCCGAAATCTGCACGGCGGCACTGTCGTAGAGCCCGTTGCGCAGGTCGTCCGGATCGATCGAACCGTCGTCGATGACGGCGACCTCGAAGACGACATTCGTCTGCACGGCGTTGATGACGAACGGCAGGCTGGAAACGCGGAAGCCACGGGCGCGGGTGTAGACGTCGCCGTCGACGGTGAGGTTCGCCTGGTGCTCGGCGAGGCGCAGAAGCGCGCCGCTCTTGCGCCGAATTTCGATCAGCCGGCAGATGCCGTAGGCGCGGCCTTCAAGCTCGGCCTCCAGTGCTGCCGGCAGGTCCCTCATTCGTCCAGAACCTGAATCACGGTGAGCGTGATCGTACCGATAAACTCCGGAAGGCCGACCTGATAGGTGATGGTGAGCGTGTCGGTGTCGAAACGGAAATCACCCTCGCTGTAACCGGGCGGCGTAAATTTGAAGCTCTTCCAAATCCCCTTGGTGGCTTCGAACAGGTCGAGGACCGGGCGGATTTCCGAGACGAAGCCCTGCCAGGTCAGCGCCCAGACCTGGCGCCCGTTGAGCCAGCGCGAGTTGCGGTTTTCCAGGCCCGTCGAACCCGGAAAGATCACCGTCGAAAACGTCGGTCCGCCGCTGGCGGAAACGAGGTGGTCGATCGGCAGGACGGTGGCGAGTTGCGACATGGTTAGAGGGTCTTCATCCCCACTTGCCAGGAATCCCAAACTTTCGGCGTCGCCATCGAGGCCCCCTGCACGGCGGTCGGTGCGGGCGTCGCCGAGGGCGGCGGCTGCGCTGACTGGACCGCCGTGATGACCTGTTGGGCGACGTTGCCGAAGCCGGCGCTAACCAGCGCATTGACAAGCGTCTGCGGCAGCGCGTTGCCCTGCGAAACGAGCGTCAGGAGGGACGACTGCAGCTCCTGCAGCTTCGCGATCTGGCTCTGCAGACCGTTGAAGACCTTGTCCTGACCCTCGCGGAAAATCTTTTCGCCGTTGTAGAAAAATTCCGGATTTTTGTCAGCATAGGGATCGGGCTTGTAGGGACGCTGCAACGCCGTTTGCTGCAAATTACGCAGAACGTCGATCTGAGCTTGGATCGGCTGACCGACCGTGCCGAGATCGAGCTTCTGGATCGCGCCGGCAATCTTGTCCGGCATCTCCGCGGCGGCCTTGGCGTCTGCCGCCATTTGATTGGCGTACTGCGCGAGCACCGCATCTTTCCCCGGAAAGCCGCCGCCGCTCATCGGCGCGATGCCGCCGGCCGCAACCCACCTGGCATAGTCACCGAAGGGCCCCGGAGTATCCACGGTGGCCGTGAACGAGCCGGCGGTCGTCGCGCCTTGGCCAGGTCTACCCATTCCGACATTAGGAGGGTTATTCATCTGCTCCAGAGACCCGAAGGACGATGCGTTCGCCTGTTCAAGGCTGCCGAAGCTGGACTCCATCGACGTGCGTGCATAGGGCGTTCGACGCGACTCGGAAGCGGTGATCTCGATCAGTCTTTGCGTGTTGGCCGCCGTCTGTTCTGCGTTCTTATAGATGCCCCAGATGCCCTCGTCCCTGTGCTCGGCGTTGTCCAGGGCGGCGCGTTCCGCGGCATCGCGGGCGACGTTGCCGGCATGGATCTCCTGCATGCGCCTCTCGCCATCGGTGAGGTTCTGTCTCGAAGCGGTGGCCGTGTCCGCCGTGGCGCCAGCCGTATCCCGAGTGGCGCCGGCTGTGTCCCGAGTGGCGCCAGCGATACTCCCGAGCGTCTGGCTCGACCCACCGTCACGGGCATTGACCATATCCGCGTACGTGGTCGGCCTTCTCCCCGGCGGTTCCGGGGCCGTCGAACCGCCGCCGCCGGCGGCCGACGACGACGACGGCGCTGCAGGTGCCGCCGGAAGATTGAACACATTGACCCTGTACCACTCGACAACGGCCTTAACAGCCTCCCACGCCGCCTCCAGCTTGCGCACTTCATTTGCGGTGTTGTTCAGAAACGTTATCAGACCGCTGCTCAGCCCGAGCAGCTTATCGAGACTGAGTACGGCCTCGGTGACACTTTTTACCATGCCGTCCCAGGGCTGGATGTTCGCTTGCGCCGCTGCCCCCATCCGATTGATCGCGTCCGTCAGCGCGACTCCCGTGACGGGAATGTTTTGATCCAGGAACTTGAGCCGTTCGACCGGCACATTGAAAGCGTCGGCGATCGCACCGGCGAATTGTGGGAATTGGTTTGCGAAATCGACGAGCTGGCCCGATGTCATCTGCCCTTGCGTAAGCAACTTGGCGAAGGCCGCGCTTGCGTCATCGACACTTTTTGCCGTTCCTCCAGACGCGAGACCGAGCTTGACGAAGTTCTCGGTCGTTTTCTCGATGTTAGTGACGCCGACCGCCGCACCAAAATTGGTGTAGGCTTCCGTCAGTTTGAGAACACCATCCGTCGCCGAGACCGCAGTATTCGCCGTCGCTTGCTGGGCGGCGGCAATAATATCGTTAGCACGGCTCGGGTTGAAAGCGCGCACGCCCGCCTGGGTGCGTTCAAGCTCCTCGTTATAACCTTTGAGGGCGACAGCAGCGGCGCCGGCGGCGCCGGCGAGACCTACCGTTCCGAAGGTGGCGATACCGAGCGGACCGAGGCGGCCGAGCGCACCCCCGATGCGGCTGAGCACGCCGCCGACGCCACCCTCGCTCATCGAGAGGATTTGCTGAACCTGTGCCCCTTGCTGAAGGAGGGGCCTGAAAATGCCTTGCCCGGACCCAATCTGGACGATGAGGTCGTTGAGCTGGAAGCCGAGGTTCTGAACCTGGTGCGAGGCGAGGCCGAAGTTCTTGCTCGCCCCCGCTGCGGCAGCCCCACCTGCCGTCAACGTGTCGCCGAGGGTGCCCTTGAGCGCAGCCTGCTTCTGCAACGCCGTCGTCAGGCGCTCAGTGGCACCGGCTAGTGCGATCGTGCGCTGCTCTTCCGTGCCGGTGCCCTGTTGCTGCGAGCGAGTGACGAGGTTCTGGACCTTGGCGAGGTCCGCAGCGGCCCGGCTGACCTCGCTGTACTTGGCGACGAGACCCGTGAGCGAACGCTCGGTCGAGAGCTGCGCCTTCGTCATATTGTCGGCGGACACCGAAACGCCGTCGAGGGTCTTGTCGTAGGCCTGCGCAGCCGTCGTCGCTTCGACAACGCCAAGGAGCCCGACCTTGGTCAGAAGTTCGTTGATGACAGTTTCGCCGCGTGTGGCCATCTACTCGTCCTTCTTCACCGCAATTTTGCGGATGCCGCCGTTGGCTTTGGCGTTAACGCGCGCTGCCAGGCTCCGCATCAAGGCGGCTCCAGCCAGTGGATCGTCCACCGAGACAATCGTACCCCTCGTCGGTGCACTGGATTTGGCCACGATCCGCGACAGGAACGCCTGGTCCATGCGCAAGAGCGTCCGGGCCTCCCAAGGCGTCAGGCTCACTTGCATCAGGCGGGCCCAAGCCTCGATCTCGCTCGGCTGCAGAGGGTTGACCGCCATACCGGACGTGTGCAAGCCGGCGAGGTCGTGAAACCAGTCGACCAGATGCTCGGCTTCGCGCGGAACCTCGCCCTTGCCCTCCCTCACTAGGCTGACGAGCCGTTCGGCAAGCGCTTCAAAAAATTTGCGCGGTCGTGGATAAACGCGTCCGCCTGCTCGACGAGCCAGGGCAGGCGAGTCAGGACACGGCGAGCATTGGTCGGGGTGAACTCGACCTCCACCCCATCCATGACAACGCCCTCCCAGCCGGCAAGACAGGCATGCACCGTGTCGAGCGATTCCGTCTCGACCGCTTCGAGCGGCACGGTGCCGCCGTTACGGGCGCTCGCCTGTTGCCGGCGCTTGACGAGATCGCGCCGGATCGCCCGGTAGGCGCTGCTATCAGTGCCGCGCAGGAGAAGCTTGATCGGCGCATCGCCGTTCTCGGCGAGGGGCACGGGCGGCGACGAGCCCGGGAACATGACTTCCATCGGCTCGCCGGTCTCAGCCCGGTGGGTGTCGTATTGCGCGAGGTCAATCATGCATCATCCTCACGGAGCGGCCGAGAGGTCATCGAACACGGTGGTATTGACCGCGACGATGAAGGTTTGCGAGTTGACGTCGTCGTTACCGCCGACGTTGTTCCGCTTCGAGGTGATCGGCCCCTTGAAGTAGAAAAACGAGTTCGGGTTGGGGCTGACGCCGTCCGTAAATTCGACCTTGAAGGCGTACTCCTCGCCGCTGTCGTAGCCGGCCCGCATGGCGATCTGGCCCGTATCCAGGGCATCGAACGCGCATTGGATATTGAGCGTGCCGGCATCAGCGGCGCCGGCGAGCTTGCGTGTGCGCCCGTCGCCGAGGACCGAGAAAGTGACGAGGTTCCGCTCGTCGCCGAAATCGCCCAACGTCCGGATGCCATTGACCTCGGTGAAGGTCAGCGCCGCGAGTTCGGCGAGGGTGTCGGTAGCGGCCGTCGGAACCGTCGTCGAGATCGAGAACTTCGTCCCGGAAGAGGTGATATACGGCATGGCGCAAATCTCCTTTGTGCGCACGAGAAAGCGCCGCGCCGCCGTGAGGGCGACGGGCGGTTATTCGCCGGTCGGGCGAATTCTGGGTTAAGGGGTAAACAGGTAGCGGTAGGGAACGCTGGTCGAGACGAGGTAGTAGGCGACCTCGGCACCGAGGCCCGTGGCGGGCGTCGGCGCTTCGGTTTCGAGCGTGGCGGTCGCCGTCTTGATCAGCACGACGGAGCGAAACAGCGCCCGCAGCTCATCTGCGTAGACGAAGGCCTGGTCCGGCCCGGTCTTGATGCGGCAATGCACGACAAAGCGAACCGTGCCGACCTCCTGATGCACGCCGTTATAGGCCAAGGTCAGGCGTTCGGCGCCGCCAACCGGAAATTCGACCTGAACGAAGGCGGCGAGGTTGGTCGAGGGCGAAGCGGCGTCGTTCGGGTAGAAGACGTCGAGCGTCGTCCAGTTGGCCTCCTGGCGTGTCCGGACAGCGTCGAGAACAGCTTTCGAGGGCATCAGAGCAACCTGATCCTGACGGCGGGATAGTTCAGTTGACGGCGCGTCAGCGTTGAGCCGGCGCCCGGCGCGATCGCCTCGTAGGTGAAGCGGATGCGCGCGATGTTGCCGAACTTCTGGTTCGCGAGCGCCGCCGCGCCCTGGTAGACGCCTTCTTTTGGCGCCCGGCCTTGGCCGAGCTCGATCTTGCGCGCGTAGGGCAGGTTCGAGGTGAAGACCCATTCGCTCGCATCGAGCTTCGGATGCGCCGGGTCCGTCTCGGTGCCGTCGGCGAAGAGGCGATGAGAGCGTTGATAGGTGCCGGCACCGCCCGTGGGGCCGACCGGCGAGCGCGTGATCAAGAGATAGTCGATGTATTCCAGGATCTCGGCGACGGAGAACGGGAACAGGGTCGAGATGGTGCCGCCATCGAGCTTGACGCTCTCCAGCGGAGCTCCACGCCTGCCGTCGACGGTCGTCACCTCGCGGGAAGGGTCGCCGCCACCGCCGGCGATGGCCCGGTTGCTCGCCCTGACCTCGATCACGGCGCTGCGATGGAAATTCGCCACCGCGATCGCGGCCTTGCGCTGATCGGCATTGCGGCGGACCTGCAGTTCCAAGGTCCGCATGCCAGGCTGCAGGCGTGCCATCAGGTAATGGTCAGGGTTTTGGCGGTCGACGTCGTCGCGCCCTGCTTAACGGTCATGCTCTGCGTGCCGGCGGAGAGCGCGTCCGTGTCGATGACGGCGGTGAGCGTATGATTGTTGACGAAGGTCACAGGCGTCAGCTCGGTCACGCCCATGAAGACCTGATCGGTGGCCTTGAAGTGCGTCCCCACGAATGTCAGCGTTTTCGCGCCGGTGTCGTGCACCATGCTGGTCGGGCTGATCGAGGACAGGGCGAACGGCACGTAGGTCTCGGCGACCTGGGCCAAGGCATCGAAAGAGGACGGGTTGCTGGTGACCTGGGCGGAAAGATCGGCAGCGATGTTGTTCGTGGCGTCGAGCCGACGCCGGTAGGATGCGGCACCGCCGGTCTTGCCGGCAATGGCGTTAAAAGCGGGCATCACGGTGGCGTGCCCGGAGGCGACGCTGACCCGCGTGCACCATTCGTTGAGGGCATGGATCCAGCGCACGTGGCCGCCGGCGCCGCCATTGGCGACGCAGATGGCATTCATGGCTTCAATGCTGCGGGTGTGGGGTAGAAGGGTCATAGGGTGACCTCGTAAGCGATGGTGACGGCCCCGACCCGGCGGGTGGCGTCGTCGACCGCGGAAATGACGTAGTGCATGTCGCCGGCATCGAGGAGATCGCCGCGCGCCGGCACGAAAGAGAGATCGCTGGCGAGCAGGATCGCCTTGAGACGGCCCTGCTCGATGGAGTCGGTGAGCCCTGCCGAGGTCTCGTTGTAGATGCGCCCACGGGCCGTTTCGGCGGTGACGCCCTGAGTGACGGTGACCTGGTCGAAACGCCCCAGGGCACGCTCGTAGGCGTCCTGTATGGCCGTCACGGAGGGCATCAGACGCCGAGCCTGCGGTACATCGACAGTTGGCTCCAGATGTCGGGCGGAATGCCGCCGGTGCCGCCCGTGTCGCCGCCGGTCGAGCCGACCCAGTATTCAGTGCGGATGACGCCCGGAATGTCCTCGGCCTTGACGAGGGGATCGCGACCGCTCCCTGACCGGACGCTGGAGACGCGCGCGACTGTTGCGGTTTCGATGGGATAGGGCAGGGTGCGGCCTTCGTCCCCCGGCAAGAGCCAGCCGGCCGTGTACCTCGCGATAATCGGGATCGGCGGCGGCGTGTAATTGTAAATCAGGTTCATCCAGGCCGTCGAAGGCGGGCCGATGAAGCGCCCCGTCATCCTGTGAATCCGATAGTCGTCCGGGTCGTAGACCGTGCCGTTACCGTCCATGAGCGAGATGATCTCGACGACGGGGAGGCGGGAGAGGAACGGCATCTCCAGAATTTCCTCGACCGTCTCCAGCCCGAGCGTGCGCGTACCGTCGTCAGCGGTGGCGACGTTGAGGAGCGCGCAGACATAGTCGCTCTGCTCCTGAATCTGCATCTCGAGGAATTCGTCATTGCTTTCGTCGTCGAGGTCGATGCCGAGCCCGAACTTGACCCGATCGAGCGTCGTCAGCGCGGTCGACGCGGCAGGTTCGATGACGGTCAGCATGCTACTTGTCCTCACCCGGCAGTGGCTGGAAGCGCTGCTTGGTCTTCGGCGCAGGCTCGGCCTTGTTTTCGGGCGCCGCCCGCTCGGCCTTGGCTTCTTGAATGAGCTCGCCGCCGCCGGCCTTCCGCAGCGTGCCGCTGGCGAGAAGGGGTTGCGCTTCGTGCTCCATCAAGTCGCGGGTCTCGCCCTTCTTGAAGGCCGGGTTGGTGCCGTGATCGCGCATGACTTCGTAGGTGATGGTGCCCATGGCTTGCCTTTCATCGTCCTCGGAGGTGCGAGGCCGCCGCAGAGGAGAGGTGCTCGCGGCGGCCCGTCCAGGCCGATCGTCAGAGACGGGGAGTCGACGACGCTGACGGCCCGAACGCTTGATCAGCTCCGCCGCGAACCCCGCGGCGATGCCGATCAGTAGAAACGGAAGAGGCACTACTAGACCCGCCCGAAATCGCCGTAGATGAAGGCTTCCGGCCTGTACACGGCGAGCGCTAGTCTTTCTTCGCAGAGTATAGTCACGAGATTCTTGATGAAATCGTCTTCGTTCTCTGTAGCCAATTCTATACGGGCGGCCCAGCGATCGAAGACTTGAGCTCCCATCATGAACGCTCCTACTAGATACTTGTCGACGGCCATCGCCTGTGTTTCAACCACAGGAAGCCCCCAAAGTCTAGGTGGGACCGTTCCTTGCGGATTACCGATGATATACCTACCGATATCGTCCTTCAACAGTTCGATATAGGTCCAGTCACTGGGATGCATGACAATGCCCGTGGCCGGGAACTCCGCCAAGTACGCCTGTAGGATCGCGAGACGGATGTTGTCGATGGAGGTCGGCGTCGTGATCGTGATCGGCGCCGAGAACGCCGTCGCCTGCGGGATGATGCCGAGCAGATGCTGCCCGGTGCGATCGCCGTTGAGCAGCTCGCCTTCCTCGACGAGCTTCAGGCCGTACATCAGACGCATATCGATCAGCGAACGAAGCTGACTGACATCGTCCATGACCTGGCGAGAGGCCTTCATGTAATGCGCGATGACACGAGCGCTCGTCGTGATGAGATCGAGCTTGATGTCACTCTGCTGCTTCGCCGCCCCTTCCGCGACGCCTGCGGCGGAGTTCGTGTAGCCGGTCTCCTTCACGTACTCCAGGCTGTTACCGTCCATCCGGCCGGGCGTGATAAGATCGCGCACGGTCAGACGCCGGTTCGGCATCTGAAGAATGCCGGGGAGCCGGGTCTCGTTGATGGCATCGCCGACCGAACCCGCCGCATTCGTCGTAAGCGAGGTCAGGATCGCCTTCTGTTCGATCGAGGCGCGACCGCGCCCGCCGTTGGAGAGCAGCGCCTTGTAGGAATCGCTCTCGACGAACTTGTCGCCGAAGGTTTTCACCGCTTCGCCAACGCCATCGCCGCGGGCGACGAGCCGTTGCTGCAGCGTCGCCAGTTCGGCATTGAGACCGCCGATCTTGACCAGGGCCTCGTCCGCTTTCTCGGTGGTGGACTTGGTGAGAGCGCCGCTCGTCTTCGCCTCGCCGAGGGCCTGCTCAGCGACGGCGCGAACGCCGTCGAGGGCCGACTTGACGTCGTTCGCGAGATCCTCTGCCGACTTCATGCTGCTTTCCGGCTTTTCGAAGAGAATGCGCGGGCCAACGGACGACGACGCGAGACGCGCGACACCGCCCGCCCCCACAGTGCGGGAGTTTTCAGACATGACGTTAAAATCCTTCTGGAGGAGTAAAGATCAGCCGATTTTCAGCTTGCGCGAGAGCGCTGCATAGAAATCGGCCGGCTCGATCGCCTTTTCGTCGGGCTCACCCCGAAGGATCGGCGCCGCCTTGCACGTTATCGCCGTCGCAAGGCTTTTCGAAAAACCCCCTGACTCTCTCAGGAAGTCTTCGAACTCACGAAGGCTCGGCATCTGGCCGGCCTCCAACATCGTTTTTACGGAGACCACCCGCGCCTCGACGTTCATCGGCATGCCGACAAGCGAGATCTCGCGCAGATCGATGGTCTTGAGCATCATGACCCCGGTCTTCTTGTCCTGCTCGGCGCCGCCGGGCGGAATCCGGTAGCCGATGGAAAGACCGTTGATCGCGCCGGCCTTGAGCAGCGCGTAAACCTCGCCGGCCCGGCGCACAGCGTCCTTGAGCAGGCGTCCGCGCACGAACAGGCCTTTGGTTTCCTCGCTGATGTGCTCCCACAGCCCGATCGGCTCGTCGGGATTGTGATTCCAGTTCATCGTGATGCGGCGGTCCTCGCGCCGCGCCTTGCCGAGACTGTCCTTGAAAGCGTCCTTCATGACGCGGTCGCCGCCCTGGTCGACGCTGTAGGTAGAGGCCCAGCCTTCCACGATGCCATCAGCGTCATCGAGAGCCTTGATATCGAGGGAAAAATCGAGGGTTTTGGTCTGCATCACACGCTCCTTAAGCCGCCGGCTGCTTTTCGATCGCCGCGGGCGTCGGCTGCGCATCGATCGGCTGATTTTGCACCTGCATGCGCGGAATATCGCCACCGTCGACCGGCGGCAGGTTTTCGAGGTTCCTGACTTCGTTAATCGTCATCCAGCCGTTTTGCAGGCCGCTGTTGTAGAAGGCCGCCCGCGCCGTGCTATCGCCGCGCAGGAGCCCTTCGACCACGAATTCGACCTGCAGCCCGGCGGCGCGATCAATCGGCGTCAGAAGCTGTTTTTCGAGGGCCTGTTCGATGCGTTTCAGGCGTCGACGCAGCGAGAATTTCTGGAATCCGAGCACCTGTTGCTCAAGCCCGGTGCCCCAGCTCGTGGACTTTTCCGTGTGACCGATCATATGCGGCGGAACGCCGAAGAAACGGGCGATTTCCTCGACCGAAAAGCCCCTCGATTCCAGCATTTGCGCGTCTTCGGGGTTGATCGAGAGGCTCTGCCACTTGGTGCCGCCCTCGAGCACCATCGGTTTGCCGGAATTGACCGCGCCCGCGAACTTTTCCTGCATTTTCGCCTCGACGATCGTGCGTTGGTCGTCGGTGAGGAATTTTTCGAAGGTGATCGTGCCGGATGGCCGCAAACCGTTGCGAAAGGTCGATGAGGCGGAGCGTTCGATCGCTGCAGCGAGCCCGAACGTGTGCCGGCCATACGAAAGCGTCGAAAGACCGCCGTAAGGCGAGCCACCGAAGCCCCGAATGTGCAGCATCGACGACGATGTCTGGGCGTAGGTCTTGCCCTCGTCGCTCCAGCGGTAGGTGAGATCGCCGCTGCGATTGCGCTCAACGGTGACGATATCGGGCCGGATCGGCTCGAGCGCCTTGACGGTCCCGTTTTCGCGGTAAATCCGCGCGAAAGCGTTGCCCCAGAGCTCGATCGCCGAGGCCATGTACTCCCAGAAATCGCAGGCAGTCTGGTCATAGTTCGGGCTGTCGTGCAGGAGCCAGTAGAGCGGGTGATCGTAGGCCACCGTGCGCCCGCCGCTCTTATCCGTGCGGTAGACCATGATCGGCAGCGACGCGATCGTGCCCGAAAGCAGGTTCACGCAAGCCCAGACCGCCGACAACGCCAGCACACTCGACGAATTCAGGTTTTCGCCGGAATAACCCTCTGGCGTCGACCAGCCGTGCGGGTTCTGCAGCGTTACCGGCCTGATAAACAGGCCCAACGCCTTTCTCCAGAGGTTCATGTCAGGCGTTCCCCGCTGCGGTCAGAGAGGCGAGATAGCCGCCAAAGCTTCCGCCCTCGATGACCGGATTGGTGGACATCAGCGCTACGGCGTCGAGAGCGGCCATCAGCGGATCGATTTTCGCTGAACCGCTTTGCTGCTTCGTGATCGTCAGGGCATTGCCCCTGGGTTCGACCTTCGCATTCCCGACCGCCCAGGCCATCAGCGCCTGGCCGCCATGGGAAAGCGAGCGATCAGCCAATTTCCGCTCCGCCGTCTTGATCGCGCCGGACAGGCGCCAGCCTTGCGGGACGCCGACGACCCGATCGCCCGTGATGCCGCGCTCCGCCAGCGCATCGATGACGCTGCCGACGCCGACCGGATCCAATCCGACCTTGTGCAGCAAGCCGGTCTCATCGATCTGCGCCGCAATCTGTGCCACCGCATCGACGTCGTCGCCGAGCCGCTCCACGATCGTCAGATCCCCGGCCCGCGCGAGATCGCGCAGCCGCGCCGCCTCGCCCTTGCGCCGCTCGAGAACGCCGCTGTAGGCCCAGGCGTGCGTCCACAGAAGCCATTGCCGGGTTTTGCGATCACGCCCGAGCACGGCGAGGCCTAAAAGATCGTCGAGCCCACCCCCGTCGATCCCGATGCACACGACCTCGGAGCGCGCCAGGAGCGCGTCGAGCGTAAGCGAGGGTTCGGAGCACCTTTCCCAGTATTCCGCACCAGCCCAGCGGTCCGAGCGCAGCGCCAGCCCGATTTCCAGATTGAGATGCTTGGCATAAAACCCGCGCAGGGACTCGTCGCCCGTCTCCAGCGCCTTGTCGAACTCGCGCTCGAGGAACTCGACGTCGACCGACGACCCCAGATTGGGGTTCGGAATGTAGAAATTCGCCTTCTCGCGATGCCCATCGGCGTCGAGGATGGCCTGCGGAAACTCGTAAATGACCGGCAAGAACCTCTTGTCCGCAATCCGCCCGTCCCGGACCCCGCGCGCATACTGCAGCCGCTGCCGAAACACCCCCGCCGGCGGCTCGTCCGACTGCGTCGACAGGTAGATCACGAAGCCCTCCGGTCGCGAGGCGAGACCGCCCGTGGCCTCCCGCAGCATGTCCTCCGCATCCGCGCGCTTGCCGAAGAGCCACATCTCGTCAACCAGCACTCCCGTGCTCTTCTTGCCGCCCAGTGACTGGCTGTCGGCCGCCACAACCCGCAGCTGCGCGCCCGTGTGCCGATGCGTGATCGTCCGGAAGTGGTTCTGAACGTGCATCAGGTCCGAGAGCGCTTCCGAATGCGCCACCATCGACGCGGCAGGCCGATAAGAGTTGTCCGCGACCTCCTTTGTCGGCGCGACGATCGTGAACTCCGCCTCCTGCCGCCAATTCCGCACCAACGCCGCCAGCATGATCGCCGCCGCCGTCGTTGACTTCCCGTTCTTCTTCGCAATGAGCAGAAAGAACTCGCGGATGAGCCGCCGGCCGCTGTCCGGGTCGTAAGAGCCGAAAATCGCGTCGCAGAACTCCAGAACCCACCCATTCGAGACCGCGCCGAGCATCGGCGAGCCCGCGACATCCGCTAGACATAGCTTCTCGAGCACCTGGCGCGCCGAGCGCGCCTCGTCCGGAAAGAGCGGAGGAACGGCAATCAAGGGCTTGCGCCCTAAAAGCCGCTCCTCCCAGTCGGGGCAGGCTGTTGTCCACTCAGTTGGAGCGGACATGCAAGGGCGCCGGTGCGGGCAGGAACTCAGGCAGCGTCACCGCCTTCGCCTTCTCCTGCTTCGTCTGCTTCACGCCGCGATCCTCACCCGCCGCAAGAGCCTTGGCGGCCTGGAAACGAAGTAATTTCGTCTCGTTGAGGTCGTTAATCAGAGCAAGCAAGTAATCACGCCCCGTCTTGTACCGGATCTCCGGTTCTCGTTTCCGTCTCAATCTGACCTCCATCCTAGGACCAAACCCCCAAAAACGTTGCGCGTGAG